GTATCGCACACGGTTCGCGGGTATCCGTATCCCAATTTCGGCGTGTGTATCATCAACCTTGACTATCTCCGAACCACCGGAATGGATGATACCGTAATCACCGAGTTAAACACCGTCCAGCACCTGTACCCTGAGCAGGACGCGTTCGTCAAGCACTGCGGACAGTTCTGGAACAAACTTCCGTCTGATTACAACGATACCTCCATCGGGTTCAAGATCACCGCACCCACAAACCACTCAATCGTTACCCACTACGCCGGGTTTAAGGACTGGACCCGCTTTCCGCTTGTGCAGTACTGGCTGAAGCATACCACGCCCCCAAAACGTACCGTCGTTTACATGGGTAACCGCAAGTACTATCCCATGCTCACTACGGCGGCAAAATCCCTGTTATCCCATTCTCCCGTTGACGAGATTGTCTTCCTCACTGAGGACAATACCTTCCCGGAACCGCTCCCGTCCATTATCCGCACCGTTAACGTATCCGGACAGCAACTCTTCCGTCCGGATGGCCCCAACATCCACCCGTACTATTCCTACATGACCCTGATGCGTGCGGCACTCCCAATCATTCTTCCGGATGAGGACAGGGTTCTTCTCCTGGATCCAGATACCATCGTTGTGGACGATATCTCCCATATCTGGGCAACGGATCTCACTTATTCATACTTCGCTGCCGTCAAGGAAACACGCAATAACGACCACGTTCCGCCGTACTATAACGCCGGGGTCATGCTCATGAACCTCGCTAAAATGCGCGAGGACGGACTCGCTGACCGCATCGTCGAAACCATAAACACCGTTAAGTACCAGCACCTGGAACAGGACGCGCTGAACTTCCTGTGCAAACCGTTCATCTTCTCGCTGCCATCCGAGTATAACGCATCGTTCGTGTCAGATCCGACCGAGCATCCGCGAATCATGCACTTCCTCGCAGCGGCGAAGAAGTTTTTACCGGAAGCACAGGAACCATACGCTACAAAGAACTGGAACGAACTGCCATTCGTGAAGGGAGGAACGAAACATGAATGACGAAAACAATCTGCCGGAAGAACAAATCAGAGATGTTGTTAAACGGAAACGGAATCGTCCGGACCTCGCTAATTTCGGCGAAGAACACACCGAACCTGGCGATAACGCACGCTTTATTCGGGAAGCACGTATCGCTTTCGACGGCGGAATGGAACGAAAACCTCTTCCGCCCATTGATATATCCGATCCGGAACAGGTGAAACAACGGATATCTGATTACCTCGACTTCTGCGAAACGAACGACAAAAAACCCAGTCCGATTGCGTTGGCATCATGGCTTGGAGTGAGCAGGGAAACCCTGAATACGTGGAAAAGGGGCGAGTTTAGAAGCGAAACGCACTCTGACACGATAAAAAAAGCGTACCTTTTGATGGAAGAAATCTGGTATGATCTGATGCAAAACGGAAAGGTCAATCCAGGCAGTGGGATCTTCCTCGGGAAAAACATGTTCGGTTACAAGGACGTGGCGGACGTGGTGGTCACGCCGAACAACCCGATGCAGGGGCTGGATGCCGATACGGCCAGGAAACGGTTGGTGGAAGGCGTGCCGGATGACGATGACGAGTAACTGAACGAACAGGGGCGGAGCGGATTCCGTTCCTGTTTTTTTTTAGCAAGAGCAATGTGTCACGTAATAGGACTAGGATTATATGATAAATGTACATTATGTACACTCATATCTATATTTATATATCCCCAACGTGGCAGGTTGCTTTTGCTATCCGGAGAGAATCAGCGTGCAATCACGCTTGCTTCTCTGATGCGATCCATCGGCTGAGTGTTCTTTGCGATACTCCGAACTTGTCGGCAATCTCTCCGTTAGTCATTACATTGGCATGGTACATTGCCAAAGCCTGTTTCCGATCTTTGTCCGATCCGAGACGAGGACGGCCACCGCAACGGCCCCTGGCACGAGCAGCTTTCAATCCGTCAATGGTTCGTTCGGCGATCAAGTCACGCTCAAACTGTGACAGAGCGGACAGCATGGTAAGCATCAGCTTTCCGGTAGCGGTGGTGGTGTCCAGGTTTTCCTTGAGCGAAATGAGATGGACGCCCATATCGGTCAGTTTATCTACGAGATCGAGCAGGTCCTTTGTGGAACGACTGAGCCGGGAGAACGAATCAATTACCAGGATGTCACCGGAACGGAGCGTGAGCAACATCGTCTTCAGTTCCGGACGGTCTGATTTTGTGCCTGTCATTTTCTCATTGAAGATTCGTTCGCAGCCGGCCGCCTTCAGATTATCCAGTTGCCGGTCCAAATTCTGGTCCTGAGTAGAGACGCGCGCATATCCGATTTTCACTAGGCATCTGCCTCCTTCAATATTGCATTGTGTTAATATTATACCACAATCGGGGGTTATTGGCAAGTAGATTATGGCACGGACAATGGCGGTAACTGACCGGGTTTTTATGGATCGACGGATGACCGGAACGAACGCGACATAAACGCTCGTATTTGGCATAGATAAATTGACTATTCGTTGTAAACGTGGTATTATAATAGCGAATAGTAATAGACGCATGATTGCGGAGTAACGATAGGGAAGGTGCGCAATCATGGGTAACGAAAATCGAAAAATCAGTTTAAAAGCAAAACGAGATCTTGCACTTGGTACTGTTTGTTGCAATTGTGGAAAAGAATGTGGGTATCGGATCGAGTATCATCATGTGATTCCGTTGGAATATGGTGGCAATGATGTTATAAGTAACATTGTGCCGTTATGTTCGGATTGCCATTCAATGCAGACATGGGGATTTGTTCATAAGAAAGCGGAGCGAACTGGACGGAAACGAAAAATTACGGATGAAACATTGCTTGATAGTGTATTCCGGCGATATGTAAATAAAGAATTATCTGAGATTGATGCGAGAAAAGAACTCGGAACTGGCAGCAAGATCAAGGATATGGTACAGTTTAAGGAATGGGCAACGAAGAACGGAGTTGATTTGAAAACAAATTACGGTCAGTCTGGTCGTTGGTACAAGGAAAGATAGGCACAAAAAAAGACCCGCTCCAGCCGAAGCCGGAGCGGGTGAGTGGGTGCCGGAGCGGATTTTAGTCCAGGTCGCCGCCCGGAAATTCATCCAGAATGTTGTTGAAAGCTTCCATGAAGGCTTCCGGAGAGAGATCTTCCGGAAGGTCGTTGTCGGGATCTAACCATCCGATGATTTCAGCGGCACGGGCAATGTTGATCTTTTCAACGGGGGATTCGTTGGCATGTTCGATGAGGTTCAGGGCGAGTTCGTGAATGGTCATAGTGATTCTCCTTTCGTTTGTCTGTATTGTAATCGGCTGAACGGGTTATGTCAATCGATACATTCGGGCGAATAGGACCGGTGGTTACAGACGACGCGGAATACCTCGTCTATCAGGTTTGCTGCGGTAATACTGTCCATGATGTACCCTGGGTTGAATGTGCCATGGTTAAAGCGCGTGGTAGTATTGAATGTTATTAAGCGAAACTGTCAGGCCAGTGTCAGGGTCGGTGCCGGTAATTGTTTTAGTGATATCATTCCATGTGGCATTCAGCAGAACGGTGGTGACAATGTCTCCGTCTATGCTGATGTAGGTAACTTCGGTTTTGTTGGTGTGTGTAGTAGGTTTCTGTTCCATGATGTTGGTCCTCCCTTATAAAACATTAAGCAACTAGTTTATAATAGGTCAGGTTTTGCTTTGAGTCAAATGCGGGAATGGCTTGACGGCCATGAATGGACGTCGGTGCAGATGAACCTGTTCATTGCATTGTACCCGCGCAGATCGGCTCCGGTGAAGTCGCGGATGTGCAGATGCTGCGGGATTTGCACGCCGGATCGCTTAGCATATAAATGAAATTGATGCGATGTGTTGCCTTTTTCTGTCCATAATTGTCTGGCTTTTCCTTTGGCATCGTCGGCGGTACTAGCCATCAGATTGATCATGAAATTGTGAGTCCGGCGGTTCTTCTGGACATCGAAAAGAACGAAGTAGATTTTATCCATGGTGGATCCTCCTCTCACGCCTTTGCAAATGCATAGTAGGTTTGGTTTCCCAGGCGGACGAACTCGTTGCCCTGGGCGTCCTTCCGGACTGGTTCGGAAGTGATCTTCCATCCTTTGCACATGGCCATACCCATGACCACACCCAGGATTTCAATTTCATAGTCTGAGTTTTCCCAGCAGTAGTATTTCCCGGCGGAAAGTTTCACGTTGCTGTAATCGGTTTTCATGATGATTCTCCTTTCTTTTTATACAGCCATACAGGCGGAGGATGTCCACCAGTTCAGCAGAAAGTCAATGGATTCGTCCGGGTATTTGTAGATGAACAGTTTGCTCAGGTCGGCGCCGTCCCGAAGGTATCCGTAGCCTTTGCCTTCGCGCTTCGGGTCCGGGAGCAGTTCACAGCCTGGGGCGTCGATTAGGTAGCGGGATTGCTGCTTCGTTGCGGTCCGAAGGCCCAGGATCGTACTGAAATTACATTTCAGGACCGTTGGGATCGTGATGGCTAGTACGTTCTGTGTGCAAGCAATTAGGTGGACGCGGGCTGCACGTCCGATCTGGGCAAGCCGCTGGAGCAATGGTAGTGCAGCTTTTTTGTTGGTCGTCATGAGGTCCGCTAGTTCGTCGACGATCACGTACAAGTGTGAGCCGTCGTACTCTCTGAGTCCCGCACGTTGCATGATGGCAAACCGGTTTTCGGTTTCGTCGCATGCCCATTGGAGCGCATGAATCATGTCCGCCGGTTCGGAGGCGTATTGTGCCACGTGTGGCAAGTCCTTATATTGCATCAATTCCACTTTTTTCGGGTCGATTAAAACGAACTGGCAGCGGAACGGGGACTGCGTGTAGAGCAGGGACTCAATGATGCCGTTAACGGCAACGGACTTGCCGGAACCAGTGGCACCGGCAATTAGCAAGTGCGCACGTTCGGCCAAATCAAGAAAAGGCCGGTAAATGGTTCCAGACGGGGTAACATAGGAGCGAGGAACGGAGCGGAGCATGATGCTTTCACCTCTCATTGAAATTTGTCGGGTATACTCGGGCAATAAAGTTCGCAGACATCATTTGCTACGGTAACGTCGTAATAGCCGACGGAAACGGCTTCGCCAGGGTGTTCTTTGCGCTGTTGACGGGCGAAACGGAGCGCGTCGCGTTTGTTGGGATATTCCATGTAGTGGCACTCCAGGTCTCCGTAGTAAACGCGGTACGCAAACGAGCAAACGAGAATCTTGCACCGGGTGCCGTCTTGCGGATCGGGGATGCTCAGCGCGTAGCGGATGGCGTCGCGCCGATTCGGGAATACCTTGCCCAGATGGCGGAGGTTGTACGGCATAAAATCGACGGAATACGTATGGATGGTGGCAACGGTTTCCGGGTTGTGATTCTCGAATTCGTACCTCATTTTTTTATACCTCTCATTCAATTACAATCGAGTGGGCGTCAACGGGAACGGTGATGTATTTGGACGTTTCTGTTTTGTTGTCCCAGCAGGAGTACGTAACGGTTAACGGGTCGCACTGGGGAACGGTTTGATTGAGATGGTGGAAGTTGACGGCATCGAACGGGCCTTCCTTGTGGTTGTCGTCGCCATACCATCTAATGTACAGTTTACCTTTCATGGTTGGATCCTTTCTCCCCGTCAGGCCGGTAGGACAGCCGCTAGATCGGTCAGAAGAAGAAACGGATGGGATATCCCAGGTTCTGGAGTTCGGCCAGTTTGTGAATCATTGCGGCGGGAATGAGTGGCGTACCGGCGGAGGACATTTGAACGGGATACGCGGCGATGAGGTTGTCCGGGTTCATAATGTCCGATTCCGGAGCGAGTAGCATGAGTTCGTACCCATCAATGATTCCGTCATCGTTCTTGTCCTGCCAGCAGACGTACAATTCTTTTTTCATTGTGGTTACCTTCCTTTCTTTTCTGGGTTCGACTCATTATATCATGAATATTTGATAAAATCAAGTATAATTTATCAGCCGTCAGTATAGCTGCATGGTGCAGCGGTCGTCGTATGCGCCATCGATGAGGATGATGTTGTAATCTTTCCCGGATACGGTGCCGGTGCCGATGACGGACAGTGCGGGCCTCCCGTTGTGCGTGATGTAGTGCCCACCGTCTGGATTGTACCGGACGTATTCATGGTAAAACGGAGAAAATACGGTTTTCATTATTATGCCTCCTCTGTATATTCCATCCATACGCGGCCATGCCTGGGACCTTCCGGCGGAGTGAAAGCAGGAACGGGGCGGACGTTGTCAAGTTCATAAAGCCATTTTTCGGTGGTGCTGGGTGTCCAGTCGTACGCGCTTCCGCCGGGGACCCGGGTAGCGGAGCGGAACCGGTCCCATACTTCCGGAAGAAGGACCCGAAAAGAGTGCGTGATTTTTGCGCTGCACCGGATAACGGGGCGCCCGTGGCCGGTTTCGGCCAACAGCACGCGTCGGCCCACTAGATCGCGCAGCATGTTGCGGGAGCGGGTTTCATACACTTTCCGGCCCGCGATGATGTCATCTATAAACGGAGCGGCGGAGCAATTGATAAATAGAACGGGCGTCATGTTTACACCTCCAAATCAATAGTAGAATGGGCGCGGCCCTGGGAATGGAAACGGAGCGGCGGAGGCACCAGCCACTATAAGCGGAGCGGAGCGGGAGGCGGTCCGGATAATCCGGACCGCGCCGGTGCGGCAATACACGCGGATGTGAAACGCGCCGCCTATTGTGCTGTATTCATACCGGATCCGGTGACGGCGGAGAATGTCCGCCGCGTCCTTTTCCGTCTTGCATCCTGCAATCATGGAGCGGATCCGGTCCGCTGTAATGAATTGTTTCATGGTTATTCGTCCTCCTCGTTGTGCTGCGTTTCCCAGTATGTGGCATCCGCCCAGCATTGCAGGCCCACGATGGCGTTTTCGTATGCCTCATCGCTAAACGGGAAGTACAGCATTCTGTCCGTTTGCTTTCCAGTATCCCCCGCAATGGTCCGGAGCGTTAGACTTTCCGCTGTAACCGTCGTGACGGTTTCGTAGTCCGTATACGTCCGGATGTCTTCCGGGATTTTGTCCGGCGTCGTGTCTAGGTATGTCGCTAACTCATCCGCGTTATGGATAATTACGGCGTTTTTGTCTGCGGTAGCGGAGCGGATATAAAATGTCTCGTGTGCTAGTATGTTGTGAAGAGTCCATGCCGGAATGGTTCCGCAGGTGTAGCCGTTTGACGTTATTACGTCGAAATCGCCGCGAATGCCGGAGCGGATTTTTTCCCGCCATTCCTTTACATCTTGCGCGGATCCGGAGCGGATTTCATGCGGAATCCGGAACGACAGCCCGTTAAAGTCAATTACAAAATTTTTCGCAATGTTTGACATTTCTTCCGCTACCTCATCCGCAAATAAGCCTTTGAATGTTTCAAGATACATTTTTTGCACCTCCAAATTTTTTTTAAAGCCTGGGGCCAGATCGTGAAAAAATTCGCTCAGGCCAGGGTAATCGGGGCGGATCCGGAGCGGATCCGCCGCCGGGAAAGGTTACGCGCTTTTTTTCGCTGCTGCTGCGCTTTCCTTTGCCGTTATAACGTTATACGTTGTCGTCTTTCCGTATACGTCTTTGAAGTCCGGGAAATCTTTGTAAAGCGTTTCTGTATCAATCCCGGTCCGCGTCCGTACGTCGATAATAACGTTATAGGCGTCTGTTGTAAAGAATTCGCGTCCGGCCGCATAATTGATAATAAGTGCCGAAAGCTTTTCCTTTTCCTTTTTCGCCGCGTTTTCCGCCGCCTTTGCCGCGTTGTAGTTTTTAATAATTTCGTTGATATCCATACTTTTCCCCTCCATTTTTTTGTTTGTCGTTGTTTGCTATATTTGGGGCTTTCCAGCGCGCCGGACGTCCGGCGCGCCGGTTATACGTTGTTAGTTGTTGCGCGCCTGCGCCTGCGCTTTTTTCGCGTCGTATGCTGTCATAACCAACGCGCGCCGCGCTTTATTTGTCCGCAAATATTCCGCAATATAGCGGACCGGCGCGACATGGGTGGAGCCTTCGTAGCAATGATATTTGCAATCTTTACATTTCCGCCCATTGCAAGCCCATGCGCCCGCAGCAATGGCGGCGGCTGTTGTTTCCGCGTCCGGGAAGACGGTAAAAACTTCGTCTGTAAACCAGTCCGGCCGCGCCGGAAAACCAATCAAAAGTGACGACTTGATAAATTTTACATTTTGCGGCAACTCTTCCCGCCGGAAGTAGCCTTCCGCATGAAGTCCCGCGTCAACGGCCGCGCTGTTTTTATACCAGAATCCAAAGTTTACATCGTTGTGCGTTGTTTGTATCCGCAAAACGTTTTGCGCGTGAATCTGGTTTACAATGTCGCCGTCTTCATTAATGCGGCCCAGACAAGACGGGATAACAAGCGCGGACAACTCTTCACGCGTGAAAAGTACGCTGGAAAGGATCCGCGCGTTTAATTTATGCCGCCTCCATGCTGCTTCTTTCCATGCGTCCGCAAATGCGTAGCACATGCCGCAAATAATAAGAGCATCGTCTTCCGCCGCCGCGCGCATTTTGCTGCAAAATTCGCAGGCGCTTGTTCCGTCGATACTTGCGACGCCTTCAATCTTTCCGGAATCATGATAAGCAATATTAACGAATTGCAGCAGCTTTTCCCGGTCCGCGCTTGTCATGTTTTCCGCGCCTTTCCGCAGGATTTCTTCCGCGCTGTTTTCAAGTTTGGCAAGATTTGCGCGCATTGCTTCAAGGCGTTTTTCATTTGCTGTCTTTTCCATTTCTTTTCCTTCCTTTCCGCGCCGCCAGATCGGAGGCACTAACCCTGTAACAATTTTGTAACATTTGCCGCCCGCCCATTTCTGGGCTCACTTTATTATATCAAATGTATTTGATAATGTAAAGCATTTTTTCAAAAAAAATTGAAATTATTTTTCAAGTAAATTTGATTTAATTATTTAACGCTTTATTGTATTAAAGCGCCGCGCGCGGGACAAATTTGTCCCGCGCGCAAAATTTTCCCAGGCTTTTTTACGCGGGACAAATTTTGATCTGCGGGCGGGATCCGTCCCGGCGGTGCTGGCCTGACGGTCCCGGCGGGGCTTTTCCGCCAGGATGGGCGGGGCGCTTGTTACCCCTCCGCGCAACCCAAAGTGAAAAAAGGCTTGACAATATCAAACGATCCTGATAATATCAAGCGTGAAAAGGAGATGACAGACATGACAGTACAAGACGCGGTAAAGGCGGCCATGAAGGCAAAGAAGATCACCCAAGGGCAGATGGCGGAGAAACTTGGAACAGGGCAGAGCAATCTGAGCATGCAATTAAAGAGCGGGGTAGGGATGCGGTTAGAGAATCTGCTTCGGATGGTAAACGCATGCGGATATGATGTAGCGTTAATTGACAGGGAGAACGCAAGCAATGTATTAGTGATCGGGGATCATGACAGTGTGCAAGTTGCCGTGGACAAGAGTTTTGACGATAAAGTGCGAGAGATTGTAAAAGAGGAACTTGCGAAGCGGTAACGGCGTACCCACCCAGGGTCGGAATGTTCAGGGATGTTCGGAAAAGCGTGATTTCAAAAATCGCCGAAAAAGCAAAAAAGGAGGTTTCGGATGATCAGGCTGTTTATTATCGTAATGGGCGGTATTCTGATGTATGTTACAGGAGCGAATGGCGAGTGGGGTCCTTTTTTTGTCGTGCTGATT